ACCTTCGCGCCAACCTCGTGTACGGCCAGCCCGCCGTTATCAACTCGGACTACACCGGGGAGATCGCTGGTGCTGGTTCGTCCGTCAAGATTCACAACATCGGTGCCGTCACGGTGTCTGACTACACCAAGAACACGGACCTGTCTGCGCCCGAAACGCTCACCGATGGTGAGGTCATTCTGAGCATTGACAAGGCACGCGCCTTCAACATGCAGATTGATGACATTGACTCGGCTCAGCAGGTGCCGAAGATCATGGACGGTGCAATGCGTGAGGCTGCTTACGCGCTTGCCAACGACACGGACACTTACCTTGCGTCCCTGTACGCAGGCGGCACCGCTGGCACCGGGCTTGGCAGCACCGCCACTCCCATCGTGCCGACGAGCACCACCGCCTACGAGTACCTTGCCGACGCTTACACGCAGTTGGACGAGGCAAACGCTCCGTCGGCTGGCCGCGTGGCAATCGTGCCGCCGTGGTTCCACGGGCTGCTTCGCAAGGACCAGCGGTTCGTGTCCTACGGTACGCAGGAGAACCGTATGACGTTGCAGAACGGGCTGATTGGTGAGGCCGCTGGCTTCACGGTCCTCGTGAGCAACAACGTCTTCAACACCTCGGGTGCCAAGTACCGGATCATGTGCACCCACCCGTCGGCGTGGACGTACGCGAACCAGATTGAGAAGGTTGAGGCCTACCGTCCTCCGCTCCGTTTCGCAGATGCCGTCAAGGGTCTGCACGTCTACGGTGCGAAGGTGGTCCGTCCTACCAACCTGATCTACATGACCGCGAGCAAGTCGTAGTCAGGTAGCGGATGGGGGTGGGGGGCTTCGGCTCTCCACCCCCTCCCCTGCAATCTCATGGCAAGCATTGACGCAATTCTCAGCAGGTGCCGCCTTCTGATTGGCGACCCTTCCGGCGCTGGCGCTGTATTCACCGACGCTGAGATCACAACTGCCCTAGAGCGTCGTTCACAGGAAGCGCGGTATTACCCGCTTACTGAGCAGGAAAGCATTGCGCCGGGTGGAACTGTCACATGGCTCACGTTTGATGCGCCTGTTGGCGATTGGGAAACGAACGTCGTTCTTACCGACTCGTCGTACAACGTGCTCAGCCCGGTTACGAGTGACCCGGTGATTGGCCGCTGGACGTTTGCCACTCAGCCGAAGTTGCCTGTGTTCATTCTTGGCGTGACCTACGACCTGTACGGAACAGCGGGCGACCTGTTGCTTCAATGGGCAACCCGTGACTCGTGCTCGTTCGATGTCAGCGCAGACGGTCTGACGCTTGCCCGTTCGCAGAAAGTTGAGATGCGAAGGCAGCAGGCAGCGGAGTACCACGCGAAATGTCGTACGACAATCACGAATCTCGTACGAACTGACGAGGCGTAGTGCTCACCGACCGCGAGAAGGCATGTCTGGCAAGCGACGTTGCCGACGTATTGCCGTCGTCAGTTGTTCTCACACGCGCTAGCAGCGCATCTGACGGGCTTGGCGGGCGCAGCAATACGTTCTCAACGGTCGGCACATACGCTGCCCGTGTGACGCCTGCTGACGCTGGCGCAGTTGAGCAGGAGATTGGCAGCAAGATGCGTGATGGGATGACCTACCGCGTGGCGTTCCCTGCCGGAACTGACGTTCGCATTGGCGACCGCCTTACATTCTCGGGCTTGACATTGAGCGTGGAAGGTGTCAGATCACCGCGCAGCATTGAGGTTGAGCGCGTTGTCTACGTCACGAGGGCAAACGTCTGATGTCGTACGTCGTCGCCAAGAGCACAAGCCGGATTCCAAGAATGCTTGCATCCGTGGATGCCGCTCGTCAGCGTGCAGTCACGGAAGCGGCAACCAAGATTGTTCAGCAATCACAGAGCGATGTTGCTGTTGACACCGGGAAGTTGAAGGGTTCAGTCAAGCAAGTGATTGCTAACTCAAACAACTCAACAACTGGAACCGTGTCGTACAACACGAACTATGCGATCTACGTTGAGTTGGGAACATCGCGCATGGCGGCTCAGCCGTATCTCCACCCCGCGTACCTCGTCGGCAGCAGGCTGATGGTCAAGAGCCTTGTGACTTGGCTGCGTGCCGCATGAAGGTTGTTGAGCAGGTTATCTATTCAACGTTGAGTGGAGATTCATCACTCACGAGCCTTGCCCCCGGTGGGGTGTGGCGCGGTGTCGCACCTGTCGGAACAACCGGCGTCTATGTCGTGTTCAACAGCATGGGTGAATCTGATGTGTACGCATTGGCCGCTCGTGCGTACACAGAGAGCGACTATCAGATCAAGGCAATTGCACCGGGCGAGTCGGCGCTTCCTGCATGGAACGCGGCTGCACGCATTGAGGCGTTGCTTACTGACAAGGCTCTTGTAATGCCAACAGGTAGACTGCTCGCCTGTCGTCGTAATTCAGTCATTAGCCTGACAGAATCCAACGGCGGTGAGGAATACCAGCACGCTGGCGGCATCTACCGAATCACGGTACAGGAGTAGGGATGACTGACGAGCAGAAGCCTGAGAAGGCGCAGGAGAAGGCTGACAAGCGCACGTTTGTTGCGCTCGTTGGTATCAACTACCCAACCGGCAGCGGCGAGAAGCGCGTTGAGGCAGGGAAGAAGGTGTCCGACCTTCCGGCTCGCTCCGTTTCATGGATGCTTGAGCAGGGTCTTATCAAGTCTGTGGAGAGCAAGTAATGGACGACGAGGACGTTCTCTCAGCGCGACAGAAGATGCTCTACGACAAGTTGGAAAGTGTCGTTGATGTCTTTGGCCCGTTCACTCAGGACACCGGACCTGACGGCGCTCACTACGTTGAGCAGTCGCCATTCCCCGGCATGAACTGTCTCAACTGCTCGTTCTACGAGAGCGCCGCTCGCATGTGCGAGATCGTTGAGGGGGACATTCAGCCTGAGGCTGTGTGCAAGTTCTGGATCATCCCTGAGAATCTGATTGGTGGTGGCTGATGCCAACGTTTACCCACGGCAAGGATGCAAAGGTCTTTGCCAATGGCTACGACTTGAGTCCGTACCTGTCAAGTGTCAGCGTGTCAGGCGAGGCCGATACCGCTGAAACTTCGACGCTTGGAAACACGGCCAAGACGTACATTGCTGGATTGAAGGACGCCACCCTCTCGGCTGAGGGCTTCTTCTCGTCTGAGGTTGGTGGCTCGGATGTGCGCCTTGCGGCTCAGTTGGGAACCGAAGTTGTCTTTACCGTTGTCCTGTCAGCCGACTCAGTTGGCGCAATGGGGTACGGAATGAAGGCAATTGAAACGACCTACGAGCCGGGTGCTGAGATTGGTGGCGCTGTGGCAATCAGCATGGAGGGGCAGAGCACGGTTGGGCAGGAGCCGATCCGCGTGCTGCACGCTCTTGGTGCGAGGACTGCAACCGGCACAGGTGCCAGCGTTGACAATCTCGTAAGCACTACGAACGGCTACTCCGCGTACTTGCATGTGACTGCTGCAAGTGGCACGACGCCTAGCCTGACCGTCAAGGTTCAGCACTCTGCTGACAACAGCAGTTGGGCTGACCTTGCAACGTTCACCGCTGTCACGGCTGCAAACGCTTACGAGCGGCTTGCTGGCACGGGAACAGTCAACCGATACATCCGCGCACAGTTCACCATCTCGGGGTCAACCCCTAGTTTCACTTTCCACTTGTCAGCCGCTCGCCTCTAAGGAGTTTAGATGCCTACTTTCTCTCACGGCAAGGACGCCGTATTCAAGATCACGGATTCTGCTTCAACGCTCCGTGACATCAGCACCGTTCTGTCTAGCGTGTCGCTCTCTCGTGAGGCTGACACCGCTGAGACTTCCGCACTTGGCACGACTGCCAAGACCTACATCCCCGGCCTGACTGATGCAACCATCAGCATTGAGGGCATGGCAGATGTGACGACCTCTGGATACCTTGAGGGCATCCTCGGGACCAGCAAGGCGTTTGAGTTCTACCCCGCTGGCACCGCCGTCGGTCAGGTCAAGTATTCCGGCAGCGCGATCCTTACTTCGTTTGAGAGCGCCGCTGAGATTGGCGGAGCCGTCACCGTGTCCGGTGAGTTTCAGGTCACGGGCGCTGTCACTCGGACGGTCATTTCGTAATGGCCGTACTCAGCGTTGACGAGATCATTGCAGCGAACGATCTTGGCGAGAAGGAAGTTGAGGTTCCTGAATGGGGAGGCTCAGTCGTCATCCGTGGACTTGGCTACGGAGAGTTCGTTGCGATTCGTGACGCGGCAGAGAACGCGGATGGGCAGCAGGACGAGAAGGTGTTTGGTCGCCTGCTGCTCGCCGCGTCCTTTGTTCAGCCGACGCTCACTCAGGAGCAGGCTGACATTCTCTTCAACAAGAGTGCGTCTGCTGTGACGATGATCTCAAACGAGATTATGGAGTTGAGTGCAATCGGAGGCGCATCATTCGTGGAGAGCGAGGCCACGTTTCAGGAAGAATCCTGAGCGGGCTTTCGCATTCCGCCTTGCGCGTGATCTAGGATTGACATACGGCGAACTCAAAGCAAGAATGAGTAACCGTGAGTTCATAGATTGGTTGGCCTTCTACTCATACGAGCGGAAGATGCAAGAAGAAGCGGAGCGAAAGGCGAAGCGTAAGTAGTGTCTGAAATCGCTCGCATTAGCGCCGTTGTCACGGCCAACACTTCGCAGTTCACGAAGTCCATGAAGGCCGCAGATGCCAGCATCAAGGGCACAACTGCTGGCATGAATCGCATGGACTCTGCTGCTGTTCAGTCTGCGAACAGCATGGACCGGATTGGCAAGTCAAGCAAGTCGGCGTCCATTGGACTCAAGGCAGCAAAGATCGGACTTGCTGCTGTTGGCGTAGCCGCCTTCGTCGGATTCAAGGAGATGAAGGAAGGCGAGAAGGTGTCGGCTATGACGGCCAACACCCTCAAGAACGTCGGCAACTCTGCTGGCTTTACCGTCAAGAAGGTCGAAGCAATGTCGTCTGCGCTTGCGTTGCAGACCGGCGTTGCTGACGAGGTAATTCAGGGTTCGGCAAACATCCTTCTTGGGTTCAAGGACATCGGCAACAACGCCGACGTATTCAAGAAGGTTCTTGCTGGCGCAATGGACCGAAGCGCAAAGAGCGGGCGCGATCTTGTCACCGTCACTCGTGCCATTGGGTTTGCGTATCAGTCGCCTGTTTCTGGAATCGGAATGCTCAGGCGTGCTGGCATCCTGTTGGACAAGGACACGCAGAAGCACATCAAGACTCTCCAAGAAGAAGGCAAACTCAATCAGGCT